ATGTTATACCTGATTGTATTAACTATAAAAATATATCAAACATACCTAATCAAGAAGTAGACAACACTCAGTTAAATAAGCTAGAAAAAATAGACAAAGTATTAGACACTTTAAGCTGGTACGATAGGGAATTATTTAAACTATATTATTATGAAGGTAACACTTTAGACAAATTAGCAGCTAAGACTAGAATAAGTAGAAACAGTTTATTTAGCACAATAGACAAAGTAAGGGAACTGCTTAAAAAAGAATTGAATAATGAATAAGTTTTTTGTAAGTAATGAGGTATATGAAGAACGAATGTCTATTTGCAGAGCCTGTAGCCACTACTCAAGCCTATTAGGCAACTGCTTAGTATGTAAATGTTTTATGAAAATCAAGTCTAGAATTGCACCAATGCAATGCCCTAAAGGTTTTTGGTTAAAGACTACTGAAATAATAACACCTGAAGACTTGCCTCAGGATATTATAGATGAAATATTATTAGTATGGGAAGACATAAAGACTGGCAGGGCAATAAACCAAGAAGCAAAGGCAAAGATGATTGAGCTTTACAACACGATTCATATGACTAAATACTCAGTAGGAACTAACTGTAGCTCTTGTATATCAACTTGCTTTCAAGGTATTAAAACACTACAAGAAAAATACACAAAATGAGCTATTTAAGTTTTTTAAAAAGGAACAAACTACACCACGAAAGCCGCTGGATTATTAAGTATGTAGATAATGATAAACAAAATTTAGTTAGGGAGGTAAAGCTAGTTTACTGCCCTGATGAATATAGAGGAGTTTCAAGACCTAGAATCTTGCACACTCAAGAAGGATTAATTAAAATTTTAAAAAATGATAAACGAAAAAGACATCCCAAGTTACTACAAAGGCAAGAACGGTTATATGGCAAAGGATGTAGTGAGCAACTTTGATTTAAGTTACAATATTGGAACTGCTGTAACTTATTTATTAAGGGCAAAAAACAAACATCAAGACGGTGGAGTTGAAGATATAAGAAAGGCTATAAACCACTTACATTTTGAACTAGACAGAATATACAATGGCACTATATAAATGTAATTGTGGTAAAACACAAAAAGAAATAAGCAGAGCTATAATAGGTTTAAGGGATGGCAAATGGGTAACGACTAATGCTATTTGTGATTGTGGACTCTATATGGATAGCGAACCTGAAGAAGGAATGCCAACTTTAATTAGAACTGAAGAAAGCCTAACTAGGAACTCAAGGCGTGATAAACTATGGAAGGGCGCAAAAGAAAAGCTATTAGGAGAAAGAGGTATAAATGAGAACTTTGATTAACCTTAAAAATAAATAACAACAATTTCTATAATATATTATGAAACAACTAATTAAAATAAGCCAAGTTAAAAGCAATCCTAACAACCCTAGACTTATAAAGAATGACAAGTTTAAAAAGCTAGTCAAGTCAGTTCAGGACTTTCCAGAAATGTTAGAACTAAGACCAATAGTAGTAGATGAAAATATGATAGTCTTAGGTGGCAATATGCGGCTTAAGGCTTGTCAAGAAGCAGGGCTTAAAGAAGTTTGGATTGAAGTAGCTGACTTAACTGAACAGCAAAAGAAAGAGTTTACAATAAAAGATAATGTAGGTTTTGGTGAATGGGAATGGGATATGTTAGCTAATGAATGGGATAGTGTTCAACTTGCTGAATGGGGTTTAGATGTATGGCAAAATGAAGATGATATTGAAGACATTGAAGAAGTAATTGATTTTAATGAGTCAGTAAATTTTATTATAAAATGCAATGATTTAAAACAATTAGAAGAAATGCAAACAAAACTTAATACTTCAGCTTCTAAATTAAATTATGAAGATTTCTTAGTTAAAGTAGGATTATAATGAATATAGCTTTAATAGAAATATATCCGAATAAAAAATTAGATTTAAAAAAAGCTATTGACGCACATTTAAGAAACTCTATTATAATAAGTAAATATTTAAAAGCTGATTTATTGTGCATAGAAAAAGATTTTAAAAAAGCACTACATAAAAAATATGATATTTTAATTTTAGGTTACGCATCACATTATGCACCTTTTCAGCTTATTAATAAATTAATAAAAAACAATCCTAATGCAAAAAAAATAGTTTTAAGTAATGAATATAATATAGCAAGTACAATAGGTGGATTTAAACCTTATGAGCTTATTGCTAATTATGAAAAAACAAATAGTAGTAAGTCAGTAATAAAACAATATTTTTTAAATCTTAATTTTTTGTTATCTAAATACCCAAATGAATTAATAGAAAAAAAGTATGACTGTATTTATTATGGCACTTTTAGAATTAATAGAAGTGAATATTTTAAAAAATATTTAAAAGAAGATATATATTTAAGCACTTCTCCGAAAAACTTTAAAAAATATAAACATCTAGGCTGTAGCTCAAAACTGATAACTAAATTATCTTGGGTTAATGAAAAAGAAACTTTAAATTTGTTTAAGTATCAATTATATATTGAAGACGTAAACACACACAGCAATTTCAATAACTTAGCTAATAGATACTATGAAGCAGGGTTTTGCAACAATGTAGTTTTCTTTGATGTGAATTGCAGAAATACAATCAACAAATCTGAACTAAGCTATTACAAAGAGCAAGTAGAAGATTATATAGTAAAAGATTATGAAGACTTACAGAACAAAATAAAAGAATGTAATAAAAACTTCAGTAAGCACTTAACTATACAAAAAAATTGGAGAATGAATGAAGCTTTATCAAAAAAACTTATGTTAGAAGAACTAGAAAATATAATATACAATGGTTAAAATAAACATAGAATAAACAGAGAATATGGCAGACAAACTAGACAATTTAATTCCTTTTGAAAAAGGAGAAAGTGGCAATCCAAATGGCAGACCAAAAGGAAGCAAGAACAGAAGCACAATAGCAAGGCGTTGGATGGAAGTAAACCAGTCTTTAAAAAACCCTTTAACTTCTGAAACAGAACTAATGAGCCAGGAAGATTTAATGACTTTAGCTTTAATAAAGAAAGCAAGGGAAGGTGATGTAGCTGCTTACAAAGCACTAATGGATTCAGGCTACGGCTCACCAGTTCAACAGATAGAACAAACAAATGTAGAACAACCCTTTTTCCCTGATGTTGATACGGACTACGGCGATTAGGAAAATACTCCGATTAAGGAACAGAATAAAAATCATACAAGGCGGAACTTCAGCTGGTAAGACTTTTGGTATTTTACCTATATTAATTTCTAAGGCAGCTAAAAGACCGCTAATGGAAATATCAGTTGTAGCTGAGAGCATTCCACATTTAAGGCGTGGAGCTTTAAAAGACTTTTTAAGTATGATGAAGTCAGGCTTTAGATATGTAGATAAAAGATATAACAAGTCCTTATTAAGATATGACTTTGATAATGGAAGTTACATAGAGTTTTTTAGTGCTGATGATAGTAGTAAACTAAGAGGTGCAAGGCGTGACATATTATACATAAACGAATGTAATAATATAGAATTTGAAGCATACAACGAACTAGCTATAAGAACTAAAAGAGAAATCTATTTAGACTTTAACCCTGCTAATGAGTTTTGGGTACATACTGAGTTAAAGAACGAACCAGACACGGACTTTGTAGTTTTAACGTATAAGGACAATGAAGCGCTTGACAAGGGGATAGTAAGGGAAATTGAAAAGAATCGCTTAAAAGGGCTTACAAGCAGTTATTGGGCTAATTGGTGGAACGTTTACGGACTTGGTGAAATGGGAAGTCTACAAGGCGTAGTTTTTAGCAATTGGAAACAAATAGATACGATACCAACTGAAGCTAGGCTCTTAGGATATGGAGTTGACTTTGGTTACACAGCAGACCCAACGTCAATAATAGAAGTTTACAATTACAACGGACAAAGAATCTTAAATGAAATCTGTTACCAAACAGGATTAGTAAATACTGAGATAGCTAAAAAACTACAAAAGAACATAATAGCTTATGCTGATAGTGCTGAGCCTAAAAGCATAGAAGAAATAAGAAGGACAGGTCAGTTGATTAAAGGCGTAACAAAAGGGCTTGATAGTGTAAACTTTGGTATTCAGATTATGCAATCACAAGAATACTTAGTAACAAGCCAAAGCACAAACTTAATAAAAGAACTAAGGTCTTATTGCTGGGATAAGGACAGGTCAGGCAAACAAATAAACAAACCCATAGCAAACTATAACCACGCTATAGACGCAGTTAGGTATCACGAAATGGAATCACTAGGCAAAGGCAAAAACTTTGGTAAGTATTTTGTTCAATAGCTCAATAAAAAAAGGGAGGTATGAATGAACCCCCCTTTTCACGACACAAGATACTAAAATAAACTAAAAACAAGGCAAAGAAACTATTTTTAAACTAAATAACCAAATTTTCTATTATATATTATATGAAGGTAAAAATCAACAAAGACGGAAAGGCAAAAGAATTTAAGCTAATTAACAAGTGGGAAGATGTAACTATTGATACCTACAGCAAGTTAATGACCTTTACTAATGGCACTAAAAGTAGTGAGGCGTTAGCAACTTTAACTGAGCTATCTAACATCCCTAAAGAGCTTTTAAATCAATTAGAGTTAAAGCATATAGTCTT